CACCAGTTTCTAATTGAGCAATTTCAGTTTGCAATGTAGAATTGAATTTTTCCAGTTGCACAACAGAACTGTGGCCCTTTGCAATCTGTACTTCATTCTCTCGTATTTTATCTGCAATATCAGAAATCTTTTTTTGTCTATTCCTTGATTTCTTTAGTTCTTCTTCAAGCTCTTTCAATCCATTTGAGAATTTGATTACATCTTTCTGTCTATCAGATATCATTTCCTTCTTGAAAATTTCATCTATGTGTTGCTGACAGGTAGGACAATCATCATTATTCTCAAAGAATCCAACAGCTTTAGAATGTGATTTGTGTTTCTCTACTAGAGTAGATTTTATATCTTTAAGCTTATTATAGTTCTTTTTAACTTTCTCATCATCAGAAATTTTACTTAATAGATTATCATTCTCCTGTTGAAGTTTTTCAATAACAGACTTTCTTGAAAAAACCTCTTCTTCATTACTAGAAATGAGATTAGTCTTTTCAGTAATAATCTTATCTTTATTTTTCTTTACATCATCAATATACTGATTTTGTAATTGAATCTTTTCTGTGGTGAGTTCCAACTTATAATCTATATCACGAATATCATCATATATGGTTTTGAGTTTTTGCTTCAACAGCATATTCATCAACGAGAATATCTGAATATCAAGAATCTCTTCCACCACCTCTCTACGGTGACGGCCCTTTAATTGCATAAATGGAACGAATGTGGATGACCCAAGAATAACAACTTGAGTAAAACTGCGATAGTTTAATTTGAGTATTTGTTGCTCAAGATACTTCTGGTAGTCTCTTACATTTGCATCCTGATTGTACATCTTACCATTAATGTATATCTCAAATACATTTGGTTTGATGCCACGAATCACTTTGATTTCCTTGGAACCAATCTTAAACTCCATTTCAACAATACATCCACTGTCGTTGACAGAATTTAATAGTTGTGGTTTATTGATATTACGAAATGGTTTACCAAACAAACCAAAGCACAATGCATCAAGAACAGTAGACTTGCCTGCCCCATTCTCACCAATAATAAGAGTTGTTGGATTTCTGTCTAGTTGTATTTCAGTGAAGTTATTTCCAGTTGATAAAAAGTTCTTCCACCTAACATATTTAAAATGAATCAAAGTTCTAAGTCCTGAGCCTCGTTATAAAGCGACTTCATAGTATTTTTAAGTCTATTCTTATCCAGTGTCACATCCAGTTCATCAACATATCTTTCAAGCAGAGTCATGGTATCTTCTGTATTCTCTACAATATCATCCGATACATTTGACGCATCCCACTCTGAAAAATCTTCAATGATCTTTACATCATATGCATCTACAGCTAAAAGTCGATCAACGAACTTATCAAATTCATACAAATCTTTCTTATTGACAACAATCAATTTTACATACTGTTCTTTATATTGTTCAACATCATGGTTACTATAATTCTCTTGAGTATCATCATAGTAAATCTTCTTAAAAAGTGTGTAAGAATTTACAATGCGTTCAAGTTCTCTCGTTCCAGTATCAAAAATATGAAACCCTTTTGGATCATCATAATCATTCCAGAAAATTTGATATGGCGTTCCTAGATAATATATCTGACCATCATCTGACTTGTGGTGAAAGTGTCCACTGAACACGGTATCAAATCTGCGAAATAATTCTTTATCCCATCCACCCTCTGAATACTGACCACGATACATCTGAAAACCACTCACCTCTAAATGACCCATAGCAATTTGTGCTGGAGAATGAGATAACGCCTCCATAGTTTGTGAATAGTTACCAGCATTAATCCAAGGAATAAACTGAATAGGAACATCATCAAATTCTACAACCTGTGGCTCAGAATAAATTGAGGTAAGTGCATCTTCACCGACAAGTTCACTCATAGAATTTACTTCATTAGTGTTCTTGTAATAGGTATCATGATTGCCAATAATAATGTGCAAATCAATGTTTAATTCTTTGAACCGCTCAATAAAACGACTACGAAAATCATTCGCAATACGATAACTTATATACTTTCGGCGATCAACAACATCTCCCATATGAACACATGTTGTAATATCTCTCTCCTTTAATGTAGGAAAGAAGATGTTATCATAAAATTTGTAAAAGTAATCGTTAAAGTTAAGATTGTCATTGCGAGCACCGAAATGGGTATCAGTTACTATTGCTATTTTCAATATTCGACTCCATGAAAGGTTCTAAGCCTTTAGACTTATCTACTGGTTTCTTTTTTGGTTTATACACATCTTCATCTGGAAGCATTACATTAGGATCAAACCCTTGTACAGAATATACAGTGTCATCACCTTCCATAGTTGTCCAAGATGAATATTGTGTATTCTCTATTATTTTGTTTCTTACATGAGTTTGTTTTTTTTCTTTAGTAATTCTTCTCAGAAAAGCATAGTAGATAATCTGTGTAAAATATGCAAAAGGATTTTGTGATTTTTCTGGGTTAAAGTTCTTAACGTATTGTAAACAATTCTCTATACCATCAGATATCATTTCATCCCTGTATGTATAATTAATAAAGTTGGGACGATAGGATAAGTGAGTAGCAATTTTTAGAAAACATTCACCTATATAATCTGTAACTGGTGGGCGAGGTTTACCGGCATTTTCTGCTGTAACGCATCTCTCTCGCCATTCAATCATAGCTTTCAAAAATTCTTTATTATTAACGTAATGTTTACCCTTAGATTTCTTAGCCATTATTACTCCTTCAAAGAATATACCATATTACACCAGTTGTGGGTAAAAGTCAATTCCCTTTTATATTTTTCAAATGGTACTTGACTTTATATAGAAAATGTATATAATAGCGTATGTAGCGTTTTAATGAATAGTATCATCAATTTCTAATTCAGTTAACAGATCATCATAAACTTCTTCATTAGTAATATCATCTAAAGATTTTCTGTAATTGGGAGAATCCAATCTTTTAATTTCTCTTCGCACATGTTCATAGTATCTTGATAAACCTTCTGAAGCTTCAGCAACTATAAGAACATGTGATGTTTTAATATTGAATAATGATTGTTCAGTATATGGACCAATCCACCTACTTAAATTTAAAGAATCTACAGGGCCCTGTCTTGTGAGTTTGGATTCAACTTCCATTTTTAATGGATGAGTTATCTCATAAGAATCGTTGACAACTCCCTCTCCTAATTCGCAGATAAGTTCTTCCCCATTTAATAATTTAAGAACTTTATAAGTAGCTTCGGTTGTATTCATTTTAGTTTTACCTTACTTATTTCGTAGTTAAACTCTTGTTCGTTATAGATATTTATTCGTTCTGAAAAGTGATTAAGCGTAAAATTCCTTCTTTCTTTGTAGGATATATCATCTGCAATATCAAACACTAGAACTTCCATTTTGCTTTTAGTAACCCGCAATCCACGTCCAATTGATTGCAAGACTCTAATTTTAGACTTTGAAGGTGAAGAGAACACGATGTTGTGAAGATTACGAATGTTAATGCCAGTACTAAAAGTACCAAAACTCGCAATGATGATGGCATCTTTTTCATTTTCAACTATTTCCCTAATTTTCTCACGTTCTAAACTATCCACACCACCATAAACAAAAAATACCTTTCTGTTCTTTGCAATACTACTTATCTCTTTGTGTAATATTTTTCCATGCTTTTCTACTAGTTGAAATAAACATAATGTATTGCCAGAAATGTTGCGACACAAATCAATAATGAATTGATTCCTAGAGCTATTCGTAACCAGATATTCGAGTTCTTCAGCATATGTCATTTTCTCTCGTATAGGTGGATGTTTTAATAATATGCATTTTATTTTTAAGTTGGCAAGAGTTTTCTTGTCCATTAACTCCTTAGTTGTTACTACAGTATCAACAGGACCAAATAGACCCTCTAATACTAACTGATGCGTCTGTGTACCGTCCAGCGTCCCTGTAAGACCGAATCTATACTTACATTGATGCAACTTGGTCATTATACCAGTAAGAGATTTTGCTTTGAAAAAATGAGCTTCATCTCCAACCACACACCCAAAATCTTCAAAATATTTCTTTGGCATCTTGTAGATAGATTGCCAAGTTGATATTACAACATCCTTTGTTACATTGCGATCATGCCCTTGATATACTCTCTGACAGTATGTACCAGAACTCCATCCATAATCTTGAAAGTCAGAATACATCTGTTCAACTAACGATGTAGTAGGCACCAGTATCAGAGTCTTTATTCCCATCATATGATAATAGCGAACTAACGCATATATTATGAGAGACTTGCCAGAAGCAGTAGGAGAAACAAGAAGACAACGATTTCTAGATATGGCGTGTTGTACAGCCTGAATTTGATAATCTCGTACTTTGATGCTTTTACCTTTGGTTTTGGGTTTGAGACTCCTGATGAAATTTCTAACATCCGATAGTACAATATTCCTATCATTTTCTACATCCTCTTCTATTGTATATTCTATATTGTTTTGTTTGCAAAATTTCTTTATGTATGATAACAGACCAACATAGATTTGTCCAGTGCCCGGCGAAAATAATCTTATTTTACCATCCCACATTCGATTACGATACATGGGCATAAATTTAGCGCCAGGCACTTCAAAGGTAAAAAACTCTGTGAGCTCTTGTAATGTTGAGGGGTCTACATTATTTAGAGTAAGGTATACTTCATTTTTTTTAGATATATGCATTTTGTAATGTATTATCTTCCCCGTAATTCCCTCTTACAATTATATTCCACGATACACTTATACGTTCATCTTGTGTGGGTGGAACCCAATGCATCAACCATGATGGACAAACATAACCTATTCCTTGTGTTGAATCAAATTGTACCATAGTAGCATTATCCCAATTAGGTTTATTTCTAGGACGCAAAACAGTTGCTTGAGCTCGTGGATCAAAAAATTGTATTGGTGAAGATTTTTTACCTGATTTTAAATAATAGACCCCCGACAAAATATTATTAGAATGTGTATGTGGTGGATGAGCATCACCTTGATATAATTTATTAGCCCACATACCAGTAATCTCTAACTTGTCATATTCATATTCTAAATTATTGAAGTATTGTTTTGACACATCATAAATCTTTTCCCTCAATCTAATGAACTGTAACTGTTGATGTAAGTCATCATCTGTGTGATACCTGTAATTTTTTCTAGTCTCTGATACATGCATTTCCATATTTTTATAATCGTCTATGGAAGGATGGTGTTCAAATTGATAAATTGTTGTTGGGAAACACTTATGTATCTTTACATCAACCACGCCACTATACTCCAACGAGTCCCTTTGATAACAGCTGTTGCTTCATGTGGAAACATAAAGTTAGAAGGAAATATAATTCCAGAACCCTTCTTTGGTAAATATTGATGCTCTGCTACAAAAAATTCTCCGCCCTCATAATCATCATTAAGATAAAGAAGAACCGAAACTTGAGGATAACCATATTTCTGGCCATGACTGTGATGTATATTGTCAACATGACTTGACATGAAACCACCTTCAGAATAACGATTAATTCTAAAGTCCGTCATACGTTGAACACTGAATAAAGGAAACTCCTCTGAATATTTACGACAGATATTTTCAAAAGATGTCTTTATAGTTTCATAGAGTCTACTATCATTTC